AAATTCATTCGTGATTAGATAAGTTTCGTATGCTTTCTTTATATCATAACCCTATATGATAAGAATGTCAAATTCATTCGTGATTAGATAAGTTTCGTAGAGATCTTTATAGAGCTTTCGAAACCTGAAGAATAAGTATAAATCATTCGTGTATAATAGTTTTAGTTTACTTCTTACAAAATCTTATTGTAAAGAAGTAGTTTTATAGTGTTTATTTTTCGTTGTGTAAACTTGACAGAAAGGCTTATAAGTGTTAGAATAAAGTCGGTTCGTTCTATTCTTTTCACCAATGATGAATTCGTATCTTTCTTCTCAAAAGCAACGTTATCGTATCACATTAGAATTGGATGTGATGAGTGATTTTAATCCTCATCAGATTGAATGGAATAAACTCTTTGAGCTTGAACCTAATGAATCAGTAGAGAGTTATGTAGAAGATCTCTCTGTTCGTTGGTAATAGTTTATCATCAGAACAGTTCTTTATATTCTTTATGCTTGATGTTGTTTGTATAAAATATAAAGAACTGATTCATTCGTCGTGTAAAGAACTGATGTTCGTGTAAAAAATAACACAGAAATTGCGATTGTAAGTATAAAGAATTGCAATTTATGTGTTATTTTTATTTTTATTCGTTCTAAAATAGTATAAAGAATTGCGTTAAGTATAAAGAATAACACTAAGATGTCGTCGTTTAGATGTTTTTTTCGTCCTAAGTATAAAGAATAACAGTGTAATTAACACGATTATATGTTTTATTCGTGTGTTGTTATTCGTTTATAGACAGTTATTTTATGTTGTTTGTTATTCTTTATATCGGGCGATGCGCCCCTAAGCCCCTCGCCCCCCCTCGCCCGTTCTTAAGCCCCCCCCTTATAAAAAATCGAATACTACCCTAACCTACAGAGGTGACAATTCGAGAGAGTGATTATCTTTCAAATAAAAAAAATTTCAGTAAATTTTTTCCCCCAAAAAGTTGATTAAATTATGAAATATCCAGAAGGCACAATTAAAACAAATTCCCAGGGTGCAAAATTCATCAAAAATGATGGGAAATGGGTTTACTTAAAGAAACCCAGAGAGGAGTGGAATATGTCGATTGCAGTTCCAAAACAAAAAGTAGTTTATAATTATCCTCCAATAAAAATTCCGAGTGAAATGAAAGAAACTGAGTTTCCTGGATATTATATTACAGAGGACGGGAGAGTATATCGCAGACCAGGAAAATGTGATAGAAATGGAAAATATGGGAAAATCAATGAGTATGGATTAATAGAACTTAAACCAGCTCTCAGGGGAAATCCAAAATATCCAGAACATCAATATGAATGTGTGAATATCTCAATTATAGATGAGAATGGAAATTATAAGCAAATTAAAAGGTCAATTCATCAATTAGTTGCAGAAGCATTTGTATCAAATCCAAATAATTATAATGAGATAGACCATATTGATAGAAATAAATTAAATAATCATTATACAAATTTAAGATGGATTACTAGATTTAAAAATGCATCTGAACCAAATCATAAGTCTTATACGATTACCGATACATTAACAGGACAGATGTGGAAAGGAAATAATCTAAGAGAATGGGTAAAGGAAAATTATGATTTTGTTTATAGTAGAATGAAAAATAAAAATTTATTAATCAATAAAATTGCAAGTAATCTTTCTACTGCAAGAAGAAAAGAAACAAAAATTTGGAATTTAATTGTTGACTACTAAACCTCCCTCGATTTATCTCTCTTAAAAAAATTTTTCAAAGAAAAAAATGCATCATAAGTACGCATATAAAAAAACTCCATATTGGAATTTTTGGAAAGTTATTCTTGCCGGTTGGATAATCAGATATCCACAAAAATTTTTTCAAATTATTGGATTTCCATTAGGAATTTTAATTGTTTGGATATATAATTTAATTGCAAAATAAAATAAGGTAAAAAAATTTTTGCCAAAAATTTTTAATATAAAAGGTTTTATATGAATAAAATTTATCACATTTACGCAAAGAATACTTGTTTATTTCATACACTAAACGAAGATGAATTCAAAATTACTTGGAAAACATTAAACCGTCTTGTTGGGTTAATGCACACCGATTATAATTTAGAGGACTTATCTTATGAAGAACTTCATAATAATTCCGAAATAACACTAAACTCATCATATTGACAACTGCCTATATAAACTGTTAAAATTGATTTGACACTGGAGATTAATTTATGGCTCGTGGATTTACTGTAAAAGCTGCATCACCAAAACCCAAAGAACAAGAATGGGATTATGATGCAATTAAACAAAGAATGCAAGGTAAATCAATTGTATTCTGTTTACCTGGAAGAGGATGTTCTTTCATTTTTCTGAAAGCATTTGTTCAACTTTGTTTTGATTTAGTTCAAAATGGAATGAGTATTCAGATTTCTCAAGATTATTCATCAATGGTTAACTTTGCTAGATGTAAATGTCTTGGTGCGAATGTTCTTCGTGGACCAAAGCAAATTCCTTGGGATGGAAAACTTGAATATGATTATCAACTTTGGATTGATTCGGATATTGTCTTCAATACTCAACAGTTCTGGCAATTATGTGACCTTGCTCTTTCAGAGAATAATGAAGAGCGTGAGGTTGTCGCAGGATGGTATGCAACTGAAGATGGACACACAACTTCTGTCGCTCATTGGCTAGAAGAAGATGATTTCCGTTCAAATGGTGGAGTGATGAATCATGAAACCGTAGAAAGTATCTCAAAGCGTCGTAAGCCATTTACAGTAGACTATACTGGATTTGGATGGGTTCTGATTAAGAAGGGCGTTTTTGAAAATCTTGAATATCCTTGGTTTGCTCCAAAGATGCAGGTTTTTGAATCTGGTGCAGTTCAGGATATGTGTGGAGAGGATGTTTCATTCTGTCTAGATGCAAAAGAAGCTGGATATGATATCTGGTGCGATCCTCGCATTCGTGTTGGACATGAAAAAACTCGTATTATATGAGCGGGATTTCTTATCATATTTTATATAAAGGGCGCAAAATTTATAAAAACCTTTCGGTTGATGAATGTATGAAAGTCCTGAAAGAATTTGTTGAATCTACAGATTCTAATACTATTGATTTAAATGAAATTGAATTGGAGGAAATTTTAAATGGCTAAGAGTGGTGGTGGAAGTGGTAAAGTTTCTTTTGAGGCTGGGGCTCCGAAAAAGACAAGACAGGGTAGATCATCTAGAACCTTATTAAGCCCATCTTCTCGCAATGGTAAAAAAAAGAAATATAGAGGTCAAGGAAAGTAATTTCAAGAGTGCTTAAATAATACTAAGCACTCTTTTTTTTTATGTCTACAGAAAAGGAAATTTATATTCTGAATTGGATTAAAGAAGTATCTCAAGTGAGAACTGAATTAAAGGGATTTGCGATATGTCCATTCGCTTCAACTGCAAAATATAAAATCATAGAGTGTTCTGTAGAAGAAATTAAACCAATTGAAGACTATCAGGTGATCATCTACATTATAGAAGACCATTTTGATCTTTGTGCAGTACAATCCTGGGTAGACTTTTATAATCTAAAATATGATAATTGGAAATTTTTTGAAGACTGTGGATCATATGATACATATTTACAGGGAATTAAAACAAACAATGGTAAATATAACTTAATTTTAGCTCAACCTACAAAAAAATTAAGAAAAATTAGAGAATCACTGGCAAAAACTGATTATTATAATCTATGGGATGATGATTATCTCAAAGAAATTCTCGATGATGATATTGATATACTAGATTAACGGGATAGAAACCCCGTAAAAAGTTCTGATTTAAACAAATCAGGAGAAACAAATGACTAAAAAAATTGATAAAAATGCAGATTTTATGTTAAATCAATGGGGAACTCAATACCTATCCAGTGAATATGGTTGGGAAGAAAAAATTTCGAAGCAAAAAATGCTTCGTGAAATTGTAAATGATGACCAGACTCCCAAAAAACACGATTTTTTAACTCAGAACGAACTTCATTCAAAGATTCGCAATGATAATGACTATGATGATTGGACATATGGTACAGAGCCTCTGATAGGCGCATAAATAAACATAAGAATGTAGTATATTAAATGCCGATAGAGCGAGTAAGTAAATCATTTAAAGACATAAGTCTGTCTCTACAGATTAATCCTTTAAATTATGATTTAATTGAGATTAAAAATGAGACTGCAATTGCTCGCTCTCTTCGCAATCTAGTACTAACATTACCCGGAGAAAGATTTTTTAATCAAAATCTAGGTTCAAAAGTTTCTCAAAGTTTATTTGAGACTATTAGTGATATTTCTGCTTCTATAATTCAAGATGAAATAAAGAATACAATTCAAAATTATGAGCCTAGAGTGAATTTAATTGAGGTAAATGTATCTCCAAATGATGAATATAATGAATATAATGTAACAATTAAATATTATATTGTTGGAATTGATGCCCTTCCACAAAAACTTACATTTGCATTACAATCAGTACGCTAATGTCTTTAGTTAACTTTACAAGTTTAGATTTCGATCAAATCAAAACATCAATTCAGGATTATTTGAGAGCAAACTCAAATTTTACTGATTATGATTTTGAAGGATCTAATTTATCTGTACTCATTGATATGCTTGCCTACAATACCTATATTGCATCTTACAATGCAAATATGGTAAGTAATGAAGTTTTTATTGATAGTGCTACACTTCGGGAAAATGTTGTCTCATTGGCAAGAAATATTGGATATGTCCCAAGATCAAGAAAATCATCAAAAGCAACTATCAGTTTTTTTGTTGATGTTATAGATTCCACAATTAAAACGATTACACTAAAACGTGGATCTGTATGTAATACAAATAATTTTAATGGTTCTGGATTTGTATTTTCAATCTTAAATGATATTACAGTTCCAGTGATAAATGGAACTGCTTTCTTTGAGTCCATAGATGTTTATGAAGGCTCTTTCACAAAAGAGAATTTTACTGTAGATCCAAATAATAAAAATCAAAGATTTATAATTGAAAATCGAGGAGTTGATACATCATCGATAGAAGTTCTAATAAGAGATACTGAAAATAGTAGTAGCGTAAAAAAATTTATAAATTCATCAAGTATTTTAGATATTAATTCAACCTCAAGAGTATTCTTTCTTCAGGAAATTGAAGATGAAAGGTATGAACTTATCTTTGGTGATGGTATTTTTGGTGAAAAATTGACGGAAAATAATTACATTGATGTTTCGTACTTAATTTGCAATGGTTCTTCAGCAAACGGATGTTCACTTTTTAATTTTGTTGGTATTTTAATTGATGATAAACAAAGAACAGTAAATCAAAATGTTTCATTAATTACAACAAATAATAGTTCTTCAAGTGGTTCGGAAATTGAATCAATCAATTCAATTCGTAATTTTGCTCCAAGATCATACTCATCTCAGAACAGAGCCGTCACTGCATCTGATTATGAAATAATCATTCCAAAAATATATGATGAGGCTGAATCTGTAGTTGCATATGGAGGAGAAGAATTAAATCCCCCACAATATGGAAAAGTTTTTGTTGTAATAAAGCCTTTATATAGTTCATTCTTATCAAATTCACTTAAAGATAATATAAAAAATGAACTTAGAAAATATTCTGTTGCTGGAATAATTCCTGAAATAGTTGATTTAAAATATCTTTATATTGAACTTGATTCAAACGTTTACTATAACTCAAATTCATCTTTGAATATTGAAGCAACCAAAACAAAAATTATCAACAATATTACGAGTTATGCCAATTCTGAAGAATTAAATAAATATGGTGCAAGATTTAAATATAGTAAATATCAAAGTTTGATAGACAATAGCGATTCTTCTGTTACATCAAACATTACAAGAGTTCAAATACGCAGAAATTTAAAAGTATCTACTAACTCTTTTGCTGAATATGAAATTTGTTTTAAAAATCAATTTCATATTAAAAATACAAATGGTTATAATATTAAGTCATCTGGATTTAAAGTATCTGGAATATCGAAAACTGTTTATTTTGGAGATGTTCCAGATTCAAATTTAAAAAAAGGAACTATATTTCTATTTTATTTGAATTCAGAAACTCAACCAATAAAAATTAAAAATTCTATTGGGACAATTGATTATGAGACTGGTGAAATTTTAACAAATCCATTAAAGATTATATCTTCGGAAAAAAATGAAGATGGAACTCCAATTATAGAAGTTTCCGCTATACCAGAATCAAATGATATTTTGGGAATACAGGATCTTTATTTGCAGATAGATATTAATAAGTTAAATATATCTTTGATTTCTGATAATATTGAATCTGGTTCAGACACTTCAGGATCAAACTATATTACATCTTCAAGTTACACCAATGGAGTTTTAGTAAGAAATTAATATATGGAAAATACTAGAATTAAAATTAGTTCTATTGTAGAAAGTCAGCTTCCCCTTTTTGTAAGAGATGACTATCCTCTTGTTGCAGAACTTCTTACTGAATACTATAGATCATTAGAATCTAAAGGTTCTTCATATGATTTATTACAAAATATTGATCAATATGTAAAAGTAAATAATTTATCAAATTTAGTAGAAAATACAACTCTTACATCGGACATTGATTTGATAGATGATGTCATTTATGTAGACAATACTGAAGGTTTTCCAAATACATATGGATTGATTTATATTGACAATGAGATTATTCTTTACAAATCTAAGACTTTAACATCATTCAATGAATGTGTTAGGGGATTTAGTGGTATAACTGAATTTTCAGTAGGGAATACTGAAGATTTCTCTTTCAGTGCTACGGAAAGAGAAAGTCATATTTCAGAGACATTAGTTGTAAATTTAAGTTCTTTATTTCTAAAAGAATTTTTTCTGAAGACTAAAAAACAATTTTTACCTGGATTTGATGGAAGAGAACTATACGAAAATCTAAATGAAAATATATTTTTAAAACAATCAAAAGATTTTTATACATCAAAAGGAACTGACAGGTCTTTTGAGATTTTATTTCGTGTTCTATATGGTAAAAATGTTGATGTCATTTTACCAAAAGATTATTTAATAAAGCCTTCAAATGCAGAATATAGAGTAACAAGGAATATTGTTGTAGAGTCAATAGAAGGTGATGTTGAATTATTAAAAAATAAAACAATATTCCAAGACAAATATGAAAATATTCCAAAATCGTTTGGAACTGTTGTAGCTATTGAGAAATTAATAAAAAATGAAAAAGAATATTATATTCTAAAGTTGGACTATGATTTTGATAAAGATATTAGTGTTTCTGGTTCAATTTTTGGTGAATTAAAAATTCACCCAAAAACTAAAATTATTGATGATTTAATAATCAATTCAGATACAATAATTGTAGATTCAACTTTAGGTTTTTCTTCATCTGGAACTCTATCAATCAAAGGTAGTTCTGATTATATTTTAGTTACATATAATGGAAAAACTGTTAATCAATTTTTAAATTGTTCTGGAATTGTAGAAAACTTTACTTCAGGAACAGAGATTTATGAAAATGTATACGCATATGGTTATTCAAAGATAAATGGTATAAAGCAAAAAATAAAATTTAGAATTAATGGTGTTTTATCTGATATTGAATTGCCAGATAATACTTTTTATTATCAAAAAGATGATACTGGAAGAATTATAACTCTTGGGTATAATGAAAATTCATTTAAAGATAATAATTGGATTTTTAATAAAACTGTAAGATGTAATGTTAAAAATTTTACTCCAGATGGAAATTTTACATATAATATAGAAACATATGATGATAATGGAATTTATTCTGGAGATTCTGTTGAAATAGAATATTTAAATCAAACTAATGGAAGTAGAGAAACTTTAATATCTCAGGCGTTAATTCCATCTGGTAGTATACCAAGAAAAACATTTAAAATCACCACAAATGGAATTAGTATATCAAATATATTTTCAGTTAAAAGATTAATACGAAAATATTCAAATAAGTATGTAACTGATGTTTTAAACGTATACAAAAATTTAAATGAGGATGAAATTTTTATTACATCATCATCATTACCATCTTATCTTACTCCAGATACATTAAAAACATTCAAGTATACTTTGAGTGGATTATTTTCTGGAGATACTATAGACATTCAGAATCACGGATTTATTACTGGTGATGAAATAGAATATAAATTTGAAAATTCTAATCAAAGTCTTGGTATTTCTTCTGGTGTATATTATGTTAAAAAAATTAATGGTTCTCAATCTCAATTAAAACTCTCTAGGAGTAAATATGACATTGAAAGTGAGAAATTTGTCAGTATAGGTGCAACTAATTTAGATATTTCATCAAATAATACTATATCTTTATTAAGATTATCAAAAGAGAATGATTCTATAGATTCCCAAAGACTTGTTAGAGTAATAAAAAGTCCCATAAACGATGGTAACACTTATAAAACGCCAACAGGAACAACTGGAATTTTAATTAATGGTGTTGAAATTTTAAATTATAAATCAAATGATTTTGTTCATTATGGTCCAATTAAATCAATAGAAGTATTATCTCCAGGAAATAATTATGATGTCATAAATCCCCCTAGTCTTGAAATCTCTTCTTCGATTGGATCAACAGCAAGGGGTTACTGTGGAGTAGAGGGTTCTCTGAATAAAATTAACATTATAGATGGTGGATTTGATTATATTGATACTCCATTAATTACTATATCTGGTGGTGGTGGATTTGGAGCAAAAGCGTTTGTAAAGATGGTTTCATATGAACATTTTATAGATTTTAATTCATCATCATCAAATTCGAATATTTCATTATCTAATGATGTTATTGGATTCTCAACATCTCATAAATTTAGAGATGGTGAATCTGTAATCTATCAAACATCAAATAATCAACCAATTGGTGGATTAAATACTGATGCAAAATATTTTGTCAAAGTAATAGATGATAACAGAATAAAACTACATAAATCTTACAACGAATCAATTGTAGGTATTAACACAATAAACATAACATCGTTTGGAGTTGGAAATCATAGATTTAATTCCACAAACAAAAAGAAAAAAATTGATTCTATTGTAATTGAAAGTGAAGGAAGTGATTATAAGAATAAGAAAATATCAATTCCATCATCAGGAATAAACACGACAAATAATACTATAAACTCTGAGCAAATTCCTTATGTTGATGGTGACATTATATATTATTACGGTGGAACAACTAATATAAGTGGATTATCTACAGGAAGTTATTATATAACAAAAGTCGATGAGACTTCGTTTAAATTATCTCAAGTTGGAGTTGGTTCCACTTCAAGAGACTTTTATTATAGAACAAACCAATATGTAGATTTAAAATCAAATGGTGTAGGTAATCATATATTTAACTATGAGCCAATTGAAGTAAAAGTTACTGGTAAATTGGGAATTTCTACAGTATCATCTATTGATTTATCTGCAAAAGTACAACCAGTTTTTAGGGGAAAAATAACCTCAGTATTTTCATATGAAGGTGGTGTTGGTTATGGTTCATCTGAAATTATTAATTTCAACAAACAACCAGACTATAATTTAAATATGGGTTCAAATGCTATTTTGACTCCTATTGTTTCAAATGGAAAAATAGTAAGTGTGGTTATTAATAATCCTGGTGATGATTATAATTCTCCTCCAGATTTAGCTGTCAGAGGATTTGGAATAGGATCTAAATTAACAGCAGTCATAGAAAATGGAAAAATTGTAGACGTAAAGGTTATAAATGGGGGAATTAATTATGAGAAAAAAAATACATCAATAGATGTATTAACTTCTGGAGAGGGATGTAAATTAAAATTTTACCCTGAAGTTTGGAATATTAATAATTTCTCAAGAATAATAGACTACAAAAAATCATCTATTGATGATGATGGTATTGTATATGAAGGAAATAATTCAGAATATGGAAATCAATATACTCACTTATATGCTCCTAGATCTCTAAGAGATAGAGTATATACGGAATTTATTTCAGGTGGATTAGTAAATTATAGAAGTGATGCTGAGAATGATAAAGATGACAATCAAATAAAATACCACTCACCTCTTATTGGTTGGGCATATGATGGAAATCCAATTTATGGACCATATGGTTATATTTCACCGACAAATAAAAAAGTAAAACGATTATCTTCTGGTTACAAAGCACCGGAAGATAATCAGCAAAATAGACCAAATAAAAATATTTTTCCTGCAGGATTTTTTGTAGAAGACTATATTTTTACTGATAGTGGAGATTTAGACGAACATAATGGAAGATTTTGTGTTACTCCAGAATATCCAAATGGAACTTATGCATATTTTATGACAGTAGATCCTATAAAAACATTAGGAAGTGTAAAGGAACCTACATTCCCATATATTATAGGAAATACATTTAAATCTAAGCCGATAGAATTTAATTTGGATGTAAAATCAAATCAAGATTTATATGATTTAAATAATCCAAATTATATTAGAAATACAAATCCGTGTAATACTTTAAGTGAAAATTCAGCATATGACCATATATTAAAGCTATCACAATTATCAGATCAAAAAATAAAAATAAGAAGTACAAAAAAAGGATCAATAGACTCTGTAAAAATAGTTTCAGGTGGAAATAATTATAAAATTGGTGACAGATTGATATTCAATAATCTCAATAGTAGAGGAAATGGGGTATCGGCTAAAGTTAATTATATAAAAGGAAAAACTATTAGTGGAATATCTCAAACATCTAGAGTTACAAGTGATGTTGAATTTTATCCATCATCATCTTCAAATAGATTGATCGGATTTTCTAGTAATATTCATAATTTTCAAGATAATGATTATATTTTCATTAATTCTTTATCTGATTATGACTCATCGGTGCAGGGAGGTTTTAATATTGGGATAAGATCAGAATCTTTAATACTTAGTGTTGGTGTAGCAGATACATCAGTAACTGGAATTGTTACTTATTTTTATGTTTCAGGAATTCTCGATTTTCCATCAATAAGAGAAAATGACATTTTAAGAATTGATTCTGAAGATATTAAAGTTCTGAATATTGATAAGGATTCATCTAGAATTAGAGTTTTAAGAAACCAAAATCTAACAGTTTCTTCTGCACATTCCGCATACTCATATCTATATGAAAGACCCAGAAAATTCTATATCAATTTAAATACTGATTTAAAAAATAAAAATTATAAATTGAATACTCAACTATATTTTGATCCAAAAGAATCTCTTGGTATAGGAACAATAGCTGGTATTGGATATACAATAACAATCTCAAATCCCGGAGTAGGACAAACTAGTATTATAGTACCAACAAAATCAATATATTTAAAAGACCATAAGTTAGAAACTGGAGATCAATTAATATATAATACAAATAGTGGAATTGGAATAACAGTAACAAATGGAATTACTAACTTTACACTTTCAAATAATAGTATTGTCTATGCTGCAAAACTATCAAATGATCTAGTTGGAATATCAACAGTTAAAGTTGGACTTGGAACAACGGGAGAATTTGTAGGTATATCACAAACTGCATCTACTTTATTTTTTACCAATATTGGAACTGGAAATTATCATAGTTTCACTACAAATTATAATAATGTATCAAAAGGAAATATAGTAAAAAATACTATAACAGTATCCACAGCATCTACTCATAAATTAAGTTTAAATGATTCAGTTGTAATTGAAGCATTTCCTGGAATTTCAACTACAATAGTAGTAAGATATAATGATTATCATAATAGAATGATTATTAATCCAAGATCTATTTCATCTATAGATACGGTTAATAACTTGATTGTAATCAATGGACATAATTATACTACTGGAGAAAAATTAATCTATACTTCCTCCACACCTTCTATTGGATTGGAAAATCAAGGAATATATTATGCTATTGTTTATGATGAAAACCGAATTAGGCTTTCTAATTCATATTACAATGCCACAAGAAAAGATAAATTGGCAATCAGTATCACAAGTTCTTCTGCAGGGACTTTATCCCAGATAAATCCAAAAGTAAAAATTATTAAAAATCAAAACGTAATTTTTGATTTATCAGATTCATCTCTATCTTCTCCATTGATAGGCTCTGGAAATACTTCTGCATTTGATTTCAATTTATTTTCAGATAAAAACTTTCAAACAATATTTTTTCCAATAAATTCTGATGGAACTTCAAAAATTAATAAAACTGGAAATATTGGAATTAGTTCTAATGCTAATCTTAAATTTAAGGTAGATTCTGAATTTCCTAACTTTATTTACTATAACTTGATACCAAAAATCATTCAAAATGCAGAAACATTACATCTAGAATCTGATGAAGATTCAATAGAAAGTAATAAAATTGTTTTCATAAACAGTAATTTGAATGGTTCCAAAACAATTTCAGGAATAACATCCAATAGCTTCAGCTTTCAAAATAATTATCTTGAAAATATTAATTATTCTTCTCTAAGTGGAGATTTTAGATACTATACAAATTCAACATCAGAAACTGGAGAAATAGAATCTGTTAAAATTACATCCGAAGGAACACTCTATGAAAAATTACCTTCAATTTCATCGATTTCTTCCATATATGGAACTGGTGCAATTTTAATTCCACAAAGTAAATCTATAGGAAAAATTAATAAGTGTGATATAAATGATATTGGATATGATTATCCAATCGATAAAACATTAAAACCAATTGTTAAGTTTCCTTCTATTATTAGAGTCGAACCTCTATCCACAATAGAATCTATTGAGGTACTTTTCCCAGGAATAAATTACATTACAAAACCAAATTTAATTGTTATTGATGGTTTTACAGATAATGTAGTCAATGATGTTTATTTGGATTATGATATAATCAACTCCAAAATCAATATTATTAAAAATACAAAAGGTCTTTACAATGTAACTCCAAGAGTAATTCCCATAAACAATTCAAATGGACTTGGAATAAGCTCAATATCATATAACTCATCAACAAAAATAGTTACTGCTTTCTTCACTAAGCAATTTAGTGATCCTGGAACATTTCCATTTTCAGTTGGAGAAAATGTTTTTGTTGAAGGAGTTTCTGTTGTAAATTCATCAGATAAAGGATTTAATTCTAAAAATTATAATTATGCAGTTTTTCCTATAGTTGGAGTTAATACAAATCTGGGAGGTTCTGGATCTGCAATTACATACTCTTTAGAAAATTATATTGAATCTACAGAAAATACTGGAATATTTGATTCTCAAAATTCATCCGGAAGAATTATATCTGAAAATCACTTCCCTAAGTTTAAAGTAAATCTATCAAAAAATTATTTTATCTATGGTGAGGAAGTTGTAGGTAGTGATACAAAGGGAAAAGTTTTAAAATGGGATTCTGAAAATGAATATTTAAATGTTGAAGTTATAAAGGATTTTGACATAAATTCATTAATTACCGGAACAACATCAAAATCACAAGCATTCATTAGAGATATATTTAAAAATGAATCGTTCTGTAATATAGATTCTTCATCCATTGTCAATGGCAATTGGAATAAAGATACAGGGTTTTTAAACAACAACTCACAAAGAATACAAGATAATGATTATTATCAAAATTTTTCATACTCTTTGAAATCTGAGATTTCAATTCAAGAATGGAATGATGCTGTCAGTAATTTAAATCACACCTTAGGATTCAAAAAATTCAGTGATTTGATTGTGGAATCAATCCCATTGGTATCTGGAATTTCAACTACCCAAAATGAAGGATTATTGTCTTCTATATCTGACTTAAATAGTATAGTTGATATTGAATGTATAAATGATTATGATTTAGTTTCTGAAAATTATTTTTATGTCCAAGACACTTTAACTAGTGATGAAATAATATTTAATTCAGTAATACTACAGGATTATTTTGAATCAATTGGTAATAGAGTTTTAACTATTGATGATATAAGTACTAATTTTAATACATCATTATCCAAATCGTTTGTAACATCCTTTTACATATAAAAAATGGTAGACAAAGTAAGATCAAAAAAATTATTTTTAGGTGTAAATGATACCCGTTTTTCGGATAGAAGACAGTCTTCAGTCATTACAATTTTAACAGATGGTAATGAAATTTATTCAAACCAATATGGTAAAATGTTTACCCTTGATGAAATTGGAAATTTTGATATAGTTAAAGTCGAAGACCAGGGGGCATTAGAGTTTGTTCCATTGGATGGGAGAAATGAATACTCCTACAATTTTATATCCTACGATACTAAACAAAATATTTTTGACTATGATGATTATACATTTGGAAATAGTGTAAAGATTAAATCAAATTATTCAAATATTGGTATAGGAACATCTTCTGTTTTATATAAAATACCATCAACATTTACTTCATCGAAAATTTTAATTGAAATATCTTCAGATACTGGGAATAATTATGAATATAATGAGATAAATTTAGTTACAAATGGGTCTAATACTTCATTTTCTGAATATGGTAGAATAACATTATCAACAAATTCATATTTAAATCAAGTTGGAATTGGAACATATTCAATTATTCCGAATGGTACTGATCTAGATTTAATTTTTTATTCCAATGTGAATGAGATTTTGACAAGCAATGTGATTGCTGTTTCAATAGCCAATACAAGTTTCAATATTACTGAAACTAGAACATTGAAATATGCAGATATAGCATCTAAAAATGTTTCCATAACATCATCACCTACACCATCTTCATCAATAATTGCAACACAAACTTTAAATAATAATTTTGGATATTTTTTGGTTCAAATTACAGATAAAACAAATAATAGAGTACAATTATCTGAAGTAATTGTACTCAATAATAATTTAGATTCATACCTAATTGAATATGGAAATGTTTATAATCAAAACTCATTGGGAACATTTGATTCAAATTTATCTTCAAATCTAGAACTTTTATTTACACCATTACCAAATATTAATGTAGATATTACTTTACTTCAACATTCTGCTTCATATGTTGAATTTTCATCATTTCCAAACTCTATAAACTTTAAAAATGCAGAGTTATCTACTGGATCAAGTAAATTTCAATCTAGTGATATTAATTTCAAAAAAGATTTTCCATTAAATCATAAGTTTAATCCAATATTTCAAAAGACTTTTGATGGTAGTTTGGAATATACGACATTAAACCAAAAAGGTGTTGATTTAAATAATAATTTAATTTACATTCCAAATCATTTTTTTGTTAGTGGTGAAAAAGTAGTCTATAGATCAGAAGCATTCAGATATGTTGACATACTGACTACACAAACTACAGCAATTGCTGGAGTTGGAACAAATAAACTTAGTGTATCCTCTGTTTTGGGGTTGACAGTAGATGATTACTTCAAATCCACATCTCAAGGATATATTTCTATAACAAATATAAGTTCAAATATAGTATCTTTATCAAGTACAATTAGTTCTCAAATAAATTCCGGTGTTGCTGTTACATTTTCTAAACAATCATCTTCCAATACTGAACAATATTCAACTTTAGGATCTATAGGAATAGCACAAACTTTTATTGTCGGAGTAGGGACTACAAATAAATTAAGTGGTGATCTTTATGTATATAAGTATGATGATAAATTTATAGGATTTTGCACATCATCTATTAATGCACTGTCAGCTCCTCCAAAATTAATAAATTTGACTTCAGTCGGCGTTGGAAATAATCATTTTGTAACTGCAACAAACCAAAATGCAAAATCAATAATTCTGATTGATAATATCATTCAATCTCCCATAGTTTCAACATCAGTAACATCATTATTATTAAATAATCTGAGTCTATCGGATACCATATCTTATTTCTCAGGGATAACATCCTTTTTTGCCGGAGATTTAATAAAAATAGATGACGAAATTATGAAAATTTCTTCAGTTGGAGTTGGAAGCACAAATTATATCGCAGTACTGAGACCTTTTATGGGAACAGGTCTTTCTACACACAACAGTAATTCTCTTATTACAAAATTAAAAGGCAATTACAATATTATAGACAATACGCTATATTTTTCAGATGCCCCATATGGTCCAGTATATGATCCAATCAATGGAGATATCAATATTAGGTCGTCATTTCAAGGTAGGGTTTTTATAAGATCTGGAATTTCAAACTCAAATCAAGAAACATATCAAAATAACTATATTTTTGATGATTTAAGTCAAAATTTTAACGCTGTAAGTAAACAATTCAATCTAACATCAAGAAATCAAAATATTAGTGGAATATCTTCATATAATTCTATAATATTGGTGAATAATATTTTTCAGAATCCCGAAGATGATTACAATTTATCTGAAATTTCATCCCAAACAAAATTAAATTTCACTGGAACCGCAACATCTACATTATATGATCCCAACAACTCAAGTGTTCCTAGGGGTGGTATTATCGTTTCTGTTGGTTCTAGTGGTGGATTTGGGTATCAGCCTCTAGTATCTGCGGGAGGAACTGCAATAGTTTCCATATCTGGAACAATACAGTCAATTAGTATTGGGAATAGTGGTTCTGGATACAGAACTGGAATTCAATCAATTGTGAGAGTAGGGGTCCAGACATTTAGTTCAGGAACTCCAAAAATACAGTATATTGGAACAGCAACAGTAACTAATGGAAATATTGTGAGTGTTGCAATCACAAATCCTGGAACTGGATATACATCATCAAATCCACCAAAAGTAGTTTTTGATGCCCCCTTATCATATTCAGATTTATCTTTAATTCATACTGCTTCTAGTAGTGGTATTGGTTCTCAAGCAAAAATTGATATTGTAGTTGGTCAGGGGTCAAGTGTAATTGATTTTACGATTAAAAACTATGGATATTCATATAGTGTTGGAGATATCTTAACAGTTCAATCTGGTGGATTGACTGGAATTCCTACCGATACATCAAAACCATTTAGTCAATTTTCAATTAGAGTTGATAGAATTTATAATGATTCATTTAGTGGATGGTCCATTGGAGAACTTCAAAAATTAGATGATATTAGTTCTTTATTTGATGGAAATAGAAAAAAATTTCCTATTTCTGATAATGGAAACAGATTTGCAATCATTGCAAAGAAAAATTCAACTATAGATTTGAACTCAGTTCTTCTAATTTTTATAAATGATGTTCTACAAGAACCTGGGGTTTCTTACAATTTTAATGGAGGAAGTTATATAGAGTTTTCTGAAGCTCCTAAAAGTGGAAGTAAAAGTAAAATTATGTTTTACAAAGGAACCCCAAATGTGGATGTAATTTATACTGATATACTGGAGTCCATAAAAACTGGAGATGAATTGAGAATAAATTCAAATGATTTAAATTTATCTGAAGAAGAGCGTGCAGTAACTGATATTATACTTCCAGATACCGTAAATACAATCCCATATAATTCAATTGGAATTACGTCAGATTTAAATTTAATTAGACCAGTAAATTGGTGCAAGCAAAGAAATGACGCTGTGATTGATGGTGTCGTTGTTGGAAAAAGTAGGATTATATATGAGCCAAGTATTTTTCCTGTGTGTAATATAATTCAGTCTGTTGGAATTGGATCAACTCAAATTTTTGTTGATACTTTAAAAACTATATTTGATTCTAAAGCAGAAAATACAACAAGTGATATAATTTCTAAGGTAGAAATTATTGAAAATAATAATCAATCCGGTGCAATTGGAACTGCAATAGTATCTATTGCTGGAACTATTCAATCAATATCTATTATTGATGGTGGAGTTGGTTACACAACATCACCATCAATAACAATAGAAAATCCAATAGGAATAGGTACTACGGGAAAAGCATTAGCATACTCTAATATATCCATCAGTACAGTTTCATCTGTGATAATTTCATCTTCTGGATTTGGATATACATTCACAAATCCTCCTTTAGTTTTAATAGAACCTCCAAAATTAAAGAAAGAATTGATAAAAAATGTTTCTTATTCTGGAGATTTTGGTATTATATCTGGAATAAGAACAACTAATGTTGGATTTGCCTCAACTGGATTAATTTTTGATCTCTATATTCCACAGTCATATTTAAGAAACTCTTCAGTAGTAACTCCAACAATAACGCAAAGTCAAATAAAACAAGATTATTATCTCAAAGTTTCAAATACAAAAGTTGGGTTTGGGGTTACTTCTTTGAGAAGAAATGGATCAATTATAGGAATAGGAACAACTGGAATTGATAACATTTATCAAGTAATTTCCGTATCTTCTGCATCAACTGATGTATATGGAGTTGGAAATACTGCAGTAACAAGAGTTGTTGTTAGTGTTTCCAACTATAATGGATTAACAGGATTAGGTTTTAGTTCATATTATGGTGATTATAGTTGGGGATTAATAGAAACTAGTTCAGTTTCAAACCAATATACAGTAAATTCTAATTTCGGAGTAGTTGGTTTAAACAGTACTCCAATAGTTAGAAGATATAATCCTCTAAGATATTCTAATTATAACTCTATATAAAGTAGAATAAATACAAATAAATTACAAAAGTAAATGTCAGCTATAATAACAGATCAATTTAGAATATTAAGTGCAGCAAATTTTATCACATCTATTGCCTCCACTTCAAATTCTTATTATTCTTTTGTTGGTTTAACAAATGCTACTGATTACAGCTCTACTTGGGAGACAAATCCTTCTTCTCCAATAGATTCATTTGATAGTTATAATGATATTTGGGATACAGTTGTTGCATTGAAAAAAATTAATAATGATGACATCAGGCAAGTAGTAAAAAGAATTGAATGGCAATCTGGAACAACATATGATTTGTATCGCCAGGATATTAGTGTAAATAGAGTTTCAACTGCCTCAAGTAGAACAAGTCTATATGAGTCTAATTTTTATGTAATGAATAGTGATTATAGGGTTTATATTTGTTTACATAATGGTAAAGACCCAGAAAATCCAAAAGGTAAACCTTCTTTGGATGAGCCATTATTCACTGATTTGGAACCAAGAAGTGCTGGATTAAGTGGTGATGGATATATATGGAAATATCTTTATACAATAAAACCAAATGATTTAATTAAATTTGATTCTTTGAATTTTATTCCTGTTCCTAAAGATTGGAATACAAATTTAGAAAACGCTTCTGTCAGAGAACATTCTGATGCGTCTAAGAGTGGACAATTAAAAGTAATAACAATTACAAATAGAGGAAGTGGCTTAGGAAATGCAAAAACTTACACTAATGTTCCAATTTTGGGTGATGGTTCAGGTGCTAAAGCAACAATAGTAGTTGGAAATGATTCCACAGTAGAGTCTATAGATGTAACAACTGGAGGAAGTGGATATACCTATGGAATTGTAGATTTAAATTCTGCTGGAATTACTGGAAATATTTTACCCACATTTGATGTGATTATTCCCCCTACTGGTGGGCACGGATTTGATATTTACCAAGAATTGGGGGCAAAAAATGTTTTAGTATATTCTAGAATTGAAAATGATGATTTAAATCCAGACTTTATAACTGGAAATAAAATAGCAAGAGTTGGTATAATAAAAAATCCAGTCTCTTATGGAACAACAACACTATTAAATCAACAAAAAGTAAGTAATACATATGCATTAAAAGTTGGTGCTGGATATAGTAATGCAACGTTTAATGCAAATTCAGTAATAACTCAAACAATTTCTACAGGCCAAACTGCTGTTGGTAAAGTAGTTTCATATGATAACAAAACTGGAGTTTTGAAATATTGGCAAGATAGGTCATTTGTTGGATTTACAAGTGGAACTAGTAATTTATCATTTACACCACAATATGGATATAATTTATATCGTTTTACTTCAAGTCCAGGAACTGGAGGTTCAAATATTATAGTAGGAACATCAAATAATCTTCCCATTGATACTTCATTCACTGGTATAAGTACAACTATAAATAATAGAACATATAATCTTGGTCAGTATTTTGAGAGTGGAATTTCATATCCAGAAGTAAAAAAATATTCTGGAGATATGATTTACATTGATAATAGACCATCTATTACTAGGTCATTAAACCAAAAAGAAGATATCAAAGTTATTTTGCAATTCTAATAAAAAATTATGTCACAAGAAACCAATCTTAATATAAATCCATATTTTGATGACTTTGATAAAAATAAAAATTATTATAGAGTTTTATTTAAGCCAGGTTATCCAATTCAGGCTAGAGAATTAACATCTTTACAATCAATTCTTCAAAATCAAATAGAACAATTTGGTTCTCATTTCTTCAAAGAAGGTGCAAGAGTAATTCCTGGACAATTGACATATATTAGTAATTTTTATGCAATAGAGATTAATAGTGAATATTCAGGAATTCCAGTATCTTTATATTTAAATAATTTAGAAGGATTAAAAATATATGGAAAAAATTCAGGAGTAAAAGCCAAGGTAGTTAAAGTAATAAGTGCAGATGAATCTGAAAGAGGAAATATAACCCTTTATGTTGATTATCTTGAATCATCTGAAAATGATTTATCTCAAAGAGAATTTTCAGATGATGAGGTATTAATTTCAGAAACTCCAATTCAATTTGGAAATACTTTTATCAATGTGGATGAAGGTTTTGCATCTACTATCTCTACTAATTCAACTTCTGTTGGTTCTGCATTTGCATTATCAAATGGAGTTTATTTTTTAAGAGGAACTTTTGTCGAGGTTTCAGACCAAATTTTAATTTTAGATCAATATACCAATAAACCAAATTATAGAGTCGGTTTATTGGTAAATGAAGAACTTATTACATCAGATGATGATCAAGATTTAACAGATAATTCTCAAGGATATAATAATTACTCTGCCCCTGGAGCAGATAGACTAAAAATAACAGCATCATTATATAAAAAAGACCTTGATAACTATGATAATACCAGCTTTGTTCAACTCGCAACCGTAAAAGATGGTGTTATTAGGGAGTTAAACAATAATACTGAATACAATATTATTGGAGATGAACTGGCAAAAAGAACTTTTGATGAATCTGGCCATTATTATGTAAAATCATTTTCAACTTTATGTAAAGAGAGTTTAAATGATGGAATTGGGAATGACGGTATATTCAATGAAGGGGAATTAACATACAATGGATCAGTTCCTAGTGAAGATTTGGCAATCTATAAAATAAGTTCTGGAAAAGCTTATGTTAAGGGATATGAAGTAAGTTTTGATGGATCAACATTTTTAGATGTACCAAAACCAAGAACTACAAAAACAATAGAAAATCAAGCAGTAAATTTTAATTTTACTCCAACTCTATCAGTAAATAATATTACAGGCTCTCCTTTAATTGGATTTAATACAACAACAATTTTAAGTTTGAGGGATGAAAGAGTAGGAAGCAATGCAGGAATAGCTTCAGGGCAGGAAATTGGGTGTGCTAGAGTTTATGACTTTTCTTTGGAGCAGGGTGGTTATGATGTCAGTAATTTAGATATAAATCAATGGGATTTATCTCTATTTGATATACAAACATATTCAATAGCTGATTTAAATGAACCAGTAACACTTAATGTGCCTACATTTATTCAGGGAGACTCAACAGGAGCAACTGGTTATTTAAGAAATTCTGTAAGCAGTTCAAGTACAATTACAATTTATCAAATTAATGGTCAATTTTCACCCAAAGAAAATATTTCCTTTGGGTCAACAACAACTACAACAAATCAATCAAGATATATTACAAATATTAGAAATTATGGTATTTCTGATATAAAATCCGTTCATTCCACTGTAGGAACAGGAAAAACATTTAGTGCTGATACTATACAATCAGAGTCTTATTTTATAGGAATTGCTTCCATAAGTTCTTTTAGTGGAGGAATTTCAACAGTTACTGTAAATAATACAAATATTTCTGGAATTGTTACTTCAGGAAAT